GGACTAATATAATGTTTGATAAAAGATTTAGAGAATTACTTATGATGGACTTCGCAACGAAGAATCAAAACAATAGTGTTCTTAATTCTAATAATGCACCAACTAACGGATTATTAAATTCTTCCGGAGGATTTTTTGGTAATTTGGGTAATATAAATCCAAATATTATGTTAGGGGCAAACATTATCGGACAAGGAATACAAGGTAAAGACCCATTTAGTTCTTTTGCACCTGCTTTACAACAAACAGGAAAAATACAAAGTCAATTTATGCAAATGGAAGAAATGAAAAGAAAGATGGAAGAAAACAAAAAAGCTAGAAATTTAGCTAACGAACAAAGGAATTATTTCGAATCTTTGCCTGACGACCATCCTTTTAAAGATATAGCAAAAGCATTTCCAAGTGCTGCAGCAAAAGGGGTTATTGAAATGGAACTTAAAAACATTGACGACATTTATAAAACAAACAAAGATAAAAATAAAGCAATTTTAGATTTTAAAAAAAATATTCAAGACCAAGAAAACAAATTTTTTACAGCTTATCAAAACAATAAAGTAGTACAAGAATTTGACTCTGCAACTGCTAGTGTAAGTAAATTATTAGCCGGATTAGAAGCTAATAATGGGGCAGGAGATGTTGCTGCTATATTTACATTTATGAAAACTTTAGATCCAGGTTCGGTTGTTAGAGAAGGTGAATTTGCAACAGCTGAAGATACACAAGGAGCTTTTGGTAAATGGTGGAATTATTATAATAAATTAAAAACAGGGAAAAGATTACCAGAAAAAGCTATGGAAGATTTTAAAAATTTAGGTATAGAACTTTATCAAAAAAACCAAATGGCAGTAGATAATGTAAGAATAAACTTTCAAGAATTAGCTAACAATCAAGGATTAAATACAGATAATATATTTGTAGATTCTGATATAAGACCTAAATATGAAAAAGTTGTTGAAATGGCAGCTCCAGGTACTGAACAAACAACTAAAGTTTCAAGAGTTCCAGCAAATGCAATTTTAGTAGATTATAAAGATGGAAGATATTATTTCAAAGTTCCAGGTCGAAGAAAGTTTTTGATAACTGATGGATTTAAGTAATGGCTATATTAGGAACAACAAGTGTTTTACCCTCACAACAAAAAAAAGAATTAGAACAATTAAATGAAGTTCCAAATAAAATAAGATTTCTTGTAGAAGCTGCACCCAATATGGCTTCTAAAGTAGCTACCCTAGAAAAATTTTATGACGAAGTTATTCCTTTAGAGGGAAATAATTTTATTGTTACAGATAAAAACGGAAATAAATATCAACTAGATAATAAAAACAAAACAAATTTAGCTGACGCAATAGATTTAGGTAAGGAAGCTGCCGAAATGGTTGGTTCTATGATAGGAACAACAGCAGGAGGTTCTGCAGGAGTAGTTGGAGGTCCGGTTGGCGTTGGGGCAGGTGCGATAGCAGGTTCCGGAGCTGGAATGGCAGCAGGTGCAGAAATTTTTGAAAGAGTTGGACAATTATACGGAGCTGAAGTTTTAAGAACTAATGAAGAATGGTTAGCACAAAGAGCTACTGATTTTGCTTTTGGTTCAGTTGGACAAGCAGTAGCACCATTAATTTTAAAACCATTTAAAGGTGCATTTACTGGGTTTGGAAAAAAAGCAATAGAAACTTCTAAAAGATTAGAAGATTATATAAATGCTGGGGTTACACCTTCTTTAGGACAAGTTACACAAAAAAGAGGATTACAAACTGTTGAAATGATTTTAGGTAATTTTCCTGGAAGTTCTGGAAAAATAGCAGGAGTTGCTCTTAATGCACAAAATCAATTAGCTAAAAAATCTTTATCAGTTGCAGAAAGTTTAATAGGTAAAGCGGTTCCTGATGAGGTTATTGTAGGTAAAACTATTCAAGGAGCTTTAAACGGTGTTAATAATCCCAAAAGTTTTGTTGGAATGTTCAATTCAAGAGCAGGAGTTTTGTTTGGTAAAGTAGATAAATATATTAAACCTGACGATTTAATAAATTTATCAAGAAAAATTTCCCCATCTACAGGTAAAGGTGGAACAATTGAAACTTTAAAAAAACTTGTAGCTCCTATTCCTGGAGCAGAAGCAACAAGCACTACTTTTAAAAATCCTTTTTTAAATGAATTATTAGAAAACTTAACAAAAGATGTGGCTAAAAATGGTGGTCAATTACCTTATGCAGCAGTAAAAGGAATTAAACAAAAAATAGGAAAAAAACTAGCTTCTTTTGATATAATTCCAGATGTAGATAAAGCACAATTAAAATTAATATATGGTGCATTAAGCGAAGATTTAAAAATAGCTGCCAAAAAATATGGTGGATTAATTGCTGAAAAATCTATTACTAGAGCTAATAAATTTTACGAAGCAGGTTTAAAAAGAATTGATGATTATTTAAAACCTATAATAAATATTGCTGATCCAGATAAAATAGCTTCTACTTTAATTAATTCAGGTAAAGAAGGTGTTACAAGATTAAGAGGTATTAAAAAATCTTTATTATCTAAAAATCCAATAACAGGGGAAGCAGTTGAAGGTGGTGAAGCTGCGTATAAAATATTTCTTTCTAATTTGTTAGAAAGAATGGGAAGATTACAACCAGGTCAAACTTTAGCCGGAGATTATGTTGAAGCTACTGGAAAATTTTCTTCAGAATCTTTTTTGACTAATTGGAATAAATTATCAAAAGCTGCTAAAGACGAATTATTTAGAGGAAGTGGCTGGAGTAAAAGTATGGTAAAAGATTTAGATACAGTTACTAATATTTCTTCTTTAATTAGAGAAAGTGGAAAAACTTTTAAAAATCCATCAGGAACAGCAGACAGAGTTGTTGGACAAGGTTTAATTCTTGGAGGTGGTATTTCAGCATTTACAGGTAATCCTTTGTGGTTAGCTGGTGTTCCTTTAGTTATAGGTTCTTCAAGAGTTGTAGCTGGATTAATGACAAACCCTACTTTTATTAAATGGTTAGCACAAGGAATTAAAATTTATGGAAATAAAGGTTCTGATGCTTTTATCCAACATTTAGGAAAATTAGGTACTATTATGGGTAATGCAGATAGCGAAACTAGACAATTTATTTATGAATACTTGCAAATGCTTCAAGGCAAAAAAGAAGAGTAAAATTAAGCATGACAACGCAATCGCAGAAAAACTCTACCGAAATTATAAAACTTCAAGGGGAATTAAAATTAATTCATAACAAGATAGACACTATAAAAAACAATCACCTACAACATATTGATTATAAAATTAATAACATTTATAAAATGATATGGGTGATTCTAACAATAAGCGTAAGTGGACTTGTGAACTTGGCAATTACCCTAATCTCAAATTAAAAACTTCTAAATCCGTTAAAGGTTTTACAAATGAATATAAAATTATTAACGAACTATCTAAAAACGGCTATTGGGTAGCCAAATCAATAGACCCCCAATGCCCTTTTGATATTGTGGTTGTAGATAGAAATGGTAAAATAAGTTTATTAGATATAAAAACAAATAGTTATAGGGACATAAATAATCCCAAATGGGACAAAAAATCTAAAAAAATATATAGAACCCCTACGGATTTACAAAAAGAATTAAATATAAAATTATTAATGTTAGATTATGAAAATTAACGAACAAACAGCTTTTAAAACAGATTTAAAAACTTTAATAATGATAGTTGCTGGAATAGCAATAGCCGTATGGACTTATGCTGAAATTAATTCTAGGATAGTTCATTTAGAGACTGCAAAGCAACTAATGGAACAAGATTTGTTAGAAGCTAGTACACAAAAACCTATCGACCAAGAGCAATTTATGTTGATAGAGCATATGTCAGGACAAGTAGAAAAATTAACAATTAGAGTTGATGATATGATGCACAATAAAGTTATGATTTCATCTATTGCTAAAGATTTAGATAAAGTTTTAAATGATGTGGAAAAAATTAAAGATAGCGTAAGGTCTAATATAGGCAAACTAAACGGAGATCATTAATGGCAGACAAACTTATGACTTTATTAATCGGAATTATTTTAGCTTTAGCCGGTTGGACATTAACTAGAACTTTTGAACTTTCTACTAATCAAGCAGTTCAATTAGATAAAGTTTCTAAATTAGAAAGAAAAGTAGAAAAATTAGAAGAACAAATTCATCAAATGATGGATTCAGATGAGGAAATTATGGAACAACACAAACAATTATTTAAAGTTTTAGAAAGAGGAGATGCCCCATCTGGGTATAGTTATAATTAATGATAGAAACAGTTTTTGCACTTTTACTCATTGTCGACCATGAAATTAAAGAGCATAGAATACAAGATAGCATCTCAAAATGCCTGAAAGCCAAGCGTTACGCCATGAGAGATAAAAACCCTACGGATAGAGTTACCTATAAATGCATCAAGAGTAAGGCAAATATAGAGATATATATGGGAGAAAAAAAAATAACTTCTTTAATTTTAGATTAAGATGATAGATAAAATATTATTAAAATTATTTGGTTGGTTAGATTCTTTATCTGATAAAATAACTGATTTAGTAATTGAAAAACCAAAACCAAAAAAAAAGAAAAGAAGAAAATGTAAAAATTGCCATTGTAATTGTCATTGTAAAGATGATTTGCATTTACACCATTATGATAGCGATTTATGTAATTGTGAAAATTGCAAGTGTGGGAAAAAATAATTTATGAGGCTATACTATGGAATATTTATTGATAAAACTAGAATGTTTATTAAGAAAGTTATATGCTTTAGTGTGGCGACAAAGAATGAAATTTACTTTAAGTCATCTTAAAAAGAAAAAAAGGAGGTAACATGGCTTTTCCAATATTAGGTGCATTAAAATTAGCAGTAAATGCTGGTTCACACATCTACAAAAAGCGTAAAGAAACTCAAATGCGTATGGCAGACGCACAAGCATCTCATGCAGAACGAATGGCTAAAGGTGAGTTAGAATACTCCGGAAAACTTTTAGAAGCCAGACAATCGGACTGGAAAGATGAGTTCGTTCTTATTTTACTGTCAACACCTATAATAATTCTAGCATACGCAGTTGTTTCAAACGACCCAAGCGTAATGGATAAAGTTAATATATTTTTTGATCACTTTTCAAAATTACCATCATGGTTCACTAACCTGTGGATTTTGGTGGTTGCCTCAATCTATGGAATAAAAGGCACTCAGATTTTCAAAGGTGGAATGTCTAATAAAAAATAAAATTGATGTCCGACAGTACCGATATTATTAATGAGTATAAAGACCAAGTCCGTATTCTTAAACAAGAAGTAGCTGAATTGCAGGACGCAGGAAAGTCTAAAGATTCGGCTAATAAAAGATGTCTGCAAAAGCTAGAACATTCACAGCAAGATTTAGAATCAGCTAATAAAAAAATAGTAGAATTAGAAGATGAATTAAAAAAGAAGAAAGATAACTAATGAATTTTGCATTAAACTTAATATTGTGTTCTGCCGTTAGTAATAGTTGCTTACCGCCTTATAGATACCCTGATTTGTTCGTTGATGGGTATTCTTGTATGATAGCCGGTAATTATGAATCGATAGCAAAATTAGAAGAAATTGGTTATGAAGATGTTAATAAAAATAAACTTTTTATTAAGTTTTTATGTAATGAAGAAGCTATTGTTACTCCTAAAAAACCTAAAATAAATACATAATGTTCTTGGTTGTTATAACCGATAAACAAACAAACCAGTTGCGAATCTATACTAACGAAATGTTTTCTACTTTGAAAGAAGCCGAAGATTATGGTAAGAGAAGCAAACTTAAAAAAAAAGATGGCTGGAAAGCCGTTGAATTTGATTATAAATATTTCAGAAATGACAACACTAACAAATAATTTTTCTTTGGACGAAATGATACAAAGCCAAACTGCTTTGCGTAATAATTTAGATAACACTCCAAACGAATCACAAATAGAAAATCTTAAAGGTTTATGCGAAAATGTTCTTCAACCTTTAAGGGACTATTACCAATCGCCAATAAAAGTAACTTCAGGTTTTCGTTCTGAAAAACTAGCTACATTAATTGGTTCAAAACCTACAAGCCAACATTGTAAAGGAGAAGCTGCAGACTTTGAGATACCTGGTTATGACAATAAAGAGGTTGCTTCCCATATCAAAAATAATTTTGACTACGATCAGCTTATTTTAGAATACTATGATGAATCCGATAAAAATTCTGGTTGGATTCATTGTTCTTTTAAAAGTTCGGATAATCGTAAGCAAAATTTGATTAAAGATAAATCTGGTTACAAAGAATGGATTTAGGTGTAGCTTTCATTGAAAAGCTGGGATAGTCGGTGGGTAAGAAAAAAGTCAAAGTACAATTAGCAATAGATGTGGGGAAATGCAGATATTGTAAAAAAAATATTATAAATACTGATTCTTTTGTTTCTTTTTATAAGAGCGGTCATGCTCATTATCTTTGCATGAAAAATTCTGACGAAGATAAAACTTACGAAAACGAATCTTCTAAATTTAGTTGGTAGGGCGATTATTTCTAACCGCCCAATATAATTATAATCCCCTTTGACCTGGTTTATTATATCCACCCTCTTTAGGCGTATAATCAACGCACCTATCTTGCCAACCAAACTTTAATGAAGTTCCTTTTGGTAAACAGAATAAATGATATTGATTTACAGAATCATGTAACCTAGATTCGGCAGGGTACATCTCCATAGCTTCAACTTCTTCTCCTACTAATTGATTTTTTATTTGTTGAAAATGTCTCCAATCATGGATTGCTTTTTTATCTTTTCTTTTAATAGATATATAAGTACATTTTCCTTTATATAATGGGTTATGCACAACAAAGTCTGCGGATTTTCTTCTATAAACCCAAACTTCGTAAATATCATTTACATAACATTCTATTACAATCCCAAATTGATTTGCTATTCTATCAATAGTTGGGTTAGCAGCAGTTTCAAATTTATTCATCTTCTTCCCCCTTTTCTTCTTCTTTATTGGTTTTAGAATTTTCTTTTTCTTCAAGCTCTTTTCTTTCCCTTGCTAGTTCTTTATAGTAGCTTGGGTGTTTCCATTCGTAACTCATTTTTCCCTCCTTATTTTTTTTATAAACTATTATACCACAGGCACTTTTTGGGAATCGTCTAGAATCTAGTAAAGTGAATTAAGGCAAAAAATAAATGTTGTGGCAGTAGGGAAAAAAAAACTGAGAAAACGCTTTTTTGATTTTTTAAGAAAATTTTTTTTAGATTAACTTTTCCAGAAATTCATAGCATTTTTCAAGTAATCAGGGTCTAAATCATTTTTCCATTTAAACGATTCGAAATCCGGTTGAATGTAATTTTTAAGTATATTTACATCATGGCTTATTCCTAAAAGATTTTGTCTTACTTTACATCTTTGAAGAAAGTTAGGTAGTCTTGACATTATGCTTTCCGGTTTAAGAAATTCGTAATTTTCGGCACTAAATACTTTAAAAGTATCTTCGTTAATATAACAAATATATATTGGTAAGCCGGTTGCGTAATGGTAAAAATCTGTCTGCAAAAGGTGGTCGCTAGTAGGTGCTTCAGGTAGCTTTGCCGTTAGCCATGATCTAGTTCCATCTTTCTTTGGTCTTCCTCTTCTAGGAAACTTACATTTATCCTCTATTATAATTTTACCTTTAAAATCTGCGTAGCCATGAACCGGAATTTCTATACCATCAAATACTTTATATGTTTCTATTTCCGGCTTACAATCTTGATAACCTGGAATTGTTTTGTGGGCTTCATGTCCATTAATAATCATTCTTTCGGCAATTTCGCAAAAATAATTATATGAATCTATTTCAATAGGATCTGGAATTAATCCATTTAATTTGTCTTGAACCGGAACAAACATTAACTGCCTCCTACCGGTTGTTCTTCTACCTTAACGCTTTCAATAGTAAATTGAATATCATTATGAATTTGCGGAATAAAATAACCAACCGGCTTTTTTAAATAATTTGCAACTCCCAAAAGTTTATCAATAGAAATTCTATTACTAGCTTTTTCATATTTCTGTATCTGTTGGAATGTTACATTAATAGCTTTAGCCAATTCCGATTGCGTTACGAACCTTTTAGGTAATCTTCTAGTAGGAGATATAGGAGTTATCTTCCTATCCATCTGGGTTCTTGCTTCTTTAATTTTTTTTCCGATTGTTTTATATAATTCAAGATTTGAATGTACTGTGTTTGTTTTTGTCATGTTTCCTTTCTTTTGAGCGTAGAATCCCCTTGTCCCTTATACAACTTTTGTTAGAGATAGCTTATTTAAGTTGTAATGCTATCTTGTTTTTGTTCTAAATCAAGAATTTCTTGAGCTATTACAGGCAATTTATTTTGGTATTTACGAATCATTTGCTTGTGTCTATTCATTCGGTCTACCCACCTGTCTTTCTTCGCTTTTAAGTCCCTGATCTGTTTGGGGTTTATCGCCATCTGTTTTTTCACTGACTATTTTTATATTTGACCCAAGAAAACGCCTGTCAGTTATTGTTATAGTAGCGTCATCTTTAGGTGTTCTTTGTTTATGAGCATTTTCCGTAGCTTCCTCTATGGTTGCCCCAACAAAAAATTCTTTAAAATTAACAACTAATTCTTGCAAAGTGTTTTTTTCTACTTTAAACATTTAATTCTATATTTCTTCTATATCCTTTTAATCGCTTTATTTCTTTTCTTTGTTCCAATTTATTAATCAATACTGTTACAGAATTTTTACTTTTAAAATTTAATGCATCAGCCATCTCTTGATAAGTTGGATAATATTTGTTCTTTTTTGCATATTTTTTAATAAAATTCAATAGCTTCATCATTAAAGGAGTCATTGGTGCTTTATTTTCCATTGTTTTCTTCCATTTTAAGACTTCTATTTAATTCGTTATATCCGTTAATATCATCGTAAGTATCTTTTTTATATTTCTTATTAGTAATTGACCGCCATGACTTTACAAATATCATGCAAAGCCCAAAAATATTATTGGGACAATGTACTTTAGTTCCATTAAAAGCGGATAGAATACTTTCTAAAACACCTTTAAATACATAGCTTGTAGAATTAAAATTACCATATTCGCTTTGCTTTTCTTTCAAAAGTTTTTCTAATTCTTTTGATATTTGATTTATATTTTTAACATTGTCAGTCATGTCCCAATTCCCAATCTAATTTTTCCTCATATCCATCATAATAATTTCCTTTTTCATCTATACAATAATGAGCTCCTACTACCCACCCTTTATAGAAACCATAATAACCATCATTTTCAAAAAATTTATGTTTAACTTTTTCATAATAAATTTCTTCACAAGTTATAGGTTCTAAAGAATAAGCAAAAGGTACTTTGACATAAATAATATCATTTGGACTTTTTACTAATAATAATATTAGAAAAAATACTTTCACTAAAAGTCAAGATTACTTTCGCTTGGTTTAGTTTGTGGTTTATCTTGCGGATCATTTTGATAACCGGCTATGTTTGGTTTTTCCGATTTATCATTTAACCAACCAATAAGATTTTTTTTATTAGGTGCAACTTCCGGAGCATGAAGATTACCGGTAAATTTATTATCGTCCCCTTTAAATAAAACTCCTACTTGGGCGAATATCCTTATAAACTTTGTATTGCCGTCTTTTGAAGTACCTTTAGAACCTAATATAGTACCTTTTTCTCCGTTAGCTAATAAAGTATTTCCTGAAAAATCTATCTTTATAGCTTTTTCGTTACTTGCTTCATATGGGAATAATACCCAGTCTTTTGATTTACCATTTTGCATTTTTTCCTCCATTGGTTTTTATGCTTTCTTGTTTAGTTTTAAATAGTTCGTCTATTTTTTCGTTTTTAGTTATCCAATTAGAATACAAATTATTAAGTTTTGTTTCAGTACTTTGTTTTTCTATTTCTATTTCAATTGAATCTTTTTTAGTTGTTTGATTGTTAATAGCATTAGCAACTTCTTCGGCAGAAGCAAATTCGCTACCATGTAAGCCAAACGCTGCTAAACATCTTCCTAAACTTGATGTAAAAGCATTTTCAACTGCCGAAGTTTTATTAATAAAGGAGCTATTAAAACTTTCCCTTGCATGACCTACACTGTAAGGTGTGTCGCCAATATACAAAGTAGTTTTTGTTGTAACAAAACTATCGTTTGTTTGGCTATCAATTAATTGTTCGTCTATTTTAGATTCCGGAAAATAATTTATTAAATGTTGATGTCTTATTGCAACTGTAGAATATTTTTTACCCTTAATATCAACTGTATTAACTTCACTTAATTTATTAATACATTCTAAACGCCTTTCTTTAAAACCACCTTTGCTTTTTTCTTCTTTATTTTTTACTTCCGTCTTGGTTGTCATCTTTGTTTTTCCTTTCTTCATTTTGTTTTTTTTGTTCTACATCTTTTAATGCTTTGTTATGAATATAGCTTTGGTTTTTATTCTTTTGATTTTCCTTATCTTCGTATTTACTTAATTTAATTCTTAAATTAGTTATTTCAGCATCTCTTTCTCTAATTAAAGAATCTTGTTTTTTTTGTTGTTGTTGATAGTTCCTTAATTCGGTTTGCATTTTAGCCAGTTTTTCCAACATCTTTTTTTCCTTTCATAACTTCTTTTATAGATAATTTATGGACAATTATATCTTGTAAAGCTCTTCCAATAATTCCACCAAAAATCATTCGCATATTAGGGGGTCGCTTTTTCCTATCCTTTTCATCTAGTACGCAATAGTCGTAAAACCATTGGTCTGGACTTTTAGTTAATTGAGAGGGAGAAAGATGATCAGCGGTAAAGCAACCCCCAACCTTTCTATGTTTCCACTGTTTGCCAATCTTTATAAGCATTGATTCGGAAGATAATACAAAATTTGTAAAAAATCAATACATTAATTAATTGCAATTATTTAATAAATGCTTAAAGATTCGATATGGCTTTTAAAATCATCAAATATAAAAGCAAAAAAATCAAGGTTTTATGGGAAAATTGCGGAGATTGTCATGCTGTATTTGACCCTGATCCTTTAATTTTACGAATCAATCCTAATTTATCAAAAGAAATGATGGCTAAAACTTTATTCCATGAGATTTGGCATATAATTTGTTGGATAAATAAAATTAATATAAATAAAATTGGCGAAGAAAAGACTGCTTTATTAAGCGAAGAATTTATTCCTATATTAAAGAAAAATCCTAAATTAAAAAAAATAATAAATGAATATTTACGGTGATATGAAAACTTGTATTAAATGTGATATGAAAGCTGATGTTGTTGAAAGCGGAAAAGATTATTGCGCTGAATGTTGGTTTAAACATTTTCAAGGTGTATCAACAAAAGAATATGAAGATAAACAAGAAAAGGAAAACAATATTGAAAGAACTAAAAGCAATCAAAAAAAAGTATAAAATTATTTATGCTGATCCACCTTGGTACTTTAAAAGCTATTCTAAAAAAGGGGAAGACCGTAATGCTACCAAACATTATTCTTGCATGGAATTTAACGATTTATTGGATTTTAATATTAATGATATTGCTGATGTGGATTGTTGTTTGTTTATGTGGGTTACTGATCCTTTCTTGGAAAAATCTTTTAAACTACTTAAAAATTGGGGATTTAAATATAAAACAATTGCCTTTACTTGGGTTAAAAAAAATAAAACAAACAATAATTTCTTTATGGGATTAGGATATTGGTCAAGAGCAAACCCTGAAATATGTTTGTTAGCTACAAAAGGCAAACCAAAAAGATTTTCTAAAAATGTTAAACAATTAGTTATAGATATTCGTAGAGAACATTCAAGAAAACCTGACATTGTAAGAACTAATATAGTTAATCTTTGCGGAGATTTACCTAGAATTGAACTCTTTGCTAGACAGAAAGCTCCAGGTTGGGATTGTTGGGGTAACGAAGTTTGATTATAAAATTAGAACCATACGAAATAGAGATGGCTTCGCAAGTAGCTAATAAAAGATATGTTGAAAATATTAAAATGAAAAAAAAATTCGGACATGGTTATAAGGGTTCGGAGGAGCGTACACTATCTTTAGGAATTTTGGGGGCTATGGGTGAAGTTGCTTATTGTAAAGCTAAAAATGTTTTTTTTAATGGTAGTTATAGCGACACTTATAATAGATACGATAAAGCTGATGTTGGTAATGATATAGAAATTAGAACACAACAAAAAAAATATAATAATAGTTTAATTATTCGTCCAATAGAAAAGAAAGCAAAATATGTTTTAGTTACTTATGAGGGCGAACATACATATACAATTCAAGGTTGGTTTCCTTATTATTCTAAATTAGAAGATAAATATTTAACCGATTTTGGTTTAGATAGACCTAAATGTTGGAGTATTCCTTTAAAAAATTTATATAATATATACGATATATAATGACAAAAAAAATAAATTTTGAAATGTTTAAGCCGTTTGGCTCTACAATAGCAAAAGCCGTATTACCTTTAGAATTATTGACGGACTTTTTAAAAGATTTAGAACAAATTAGAAGCGATAAAGATAAAGTAAAAGATTATGATTTTGGAAAAAAATTAGTTGGGAATGTAAAAAACGAATTTTTAATAACTCCGGAAATAATGTTAAAATGGAAAGGAAACTTTTTTGATCCTATTATTAAAACATATACAGAACATCATTATCCAGATAAGAAAGTAACAAGAATTGTTATTAATTCGGCTTGGTATGTTGTAAGCATAAGCGGAGATTATAACCCCCAGCACAGTCATACGATGTTTGGTGGAAATCAAAAAGAACCTCATTTAAGTTGCGTTGGATATTTAGAAATTCCTAAAGTTATTCAAAATTCTATGAATCATGAAAAAGAACATCATAGAACTAACGGACATATTGAATTTAATGAGGGAAGCGAAAATATATTTAACAATGCTTTACACTTAATAAAACCGGAAGTTAGAAATTGGTATTTATTTCCAATTAATTTAAGACATTCGGTTTATCCATTCTTTAGTGATAACAAGAAAGACGAAAGAATTTCGTTTTCTTTTAATGCCGTAATTGAATTTAATTAAATATTAAATAGCTAGTCCACATCACTATTTCTATTATTATTATTGCTTCTAACATAGCTTCCTTTCCCTTTCTTTGGCTTAACTACTTTCAATTTGTATTGCGGATTTTGTAATTTCTTCGCTATTGGATTCTTTGCTTTTAAATTTGTTTTCATAGTGTCTATATATAATACCTTTAGAAGATAAAATATTTTTTAATGTTTGCCTTGCCAATTCTTCTATGTTTATTCTATTTTCAAGTTTCATTTTTTAATCTTTCTTCAATTATACTTGCAATTTCGCTTTTAATTTCAGAACCAAACCAATTTCTATTATTTTTTTTACAAGCAACGGCAGTAGTTCCACTTCCCAAAAAAGGGTCATAAACAATTTCGTTTATATTTGTAAAACTATTTATATGTCTTTCGCAAATTTCAACAGGCATAGAATTTTTAAATCCGCTTGGCTTTATACAAAAAACATCTTCTAAAATTCTTTTTGTTTGTGGTATTTTTTTTTTTTCTTGGGTAAATGTTATTAAATGTTGATAAGGTAATTTATATAAATCTATATTAAAAGACTTTAACCAAATTTTATAACTATATACTTTCCAATTTAAAGTTTGAAAAGCATCTATTATTTCTTTGTGTTTAGTTATTATTCCACCGTTTGCTCTCCTGTCGGTTACGCAAATAGTAACAAAACCGGAAGTAGGATTAAAATTTTCAATATATTTTTTTATCCAATTATAATAACTATCTTTTAAAGATAACCCTATTTCGCTAAAATCAGGTGGGGAAGTAATTATATAATCATATTTAAAAGTAGAATCTTTTAGACTTTCTAAACAATCTTCTATTTTATAATTATTTAATATTCTTTTCATTTTTAATATGATCCTTTGCTTCTTTTTCCGTTGCAAAAAACTTTTTTGTAAATACTTCCATGTTTAAATGATTCAATAGCTTTCTTAATTTAATTTTTTTAATTCGTTTAGTTCCATGCAAAACCCTATAAACATATAAATCTTTTTTTATTGTCATATCTTTTTAAAAACTAATACATTTTGATGTATCTTAACGACCTTTCTATTTTTCATTGAAGTTGAAGCCCTAACACTAGCCGAACCAATGGCATTAAGTAATATTATTTCATTATAAAACTTCATACCGCATTTTTTAAAGGCGTTAATAGTGTCCGGCACAAAGCCGTAAAAATGTCCTTTTTTGTCCCTAAATTCGCCCACAACAAAACAAGCTAATTCCCCTTGTTTTAATAACTTGCAAGACTTCGCAATTATTGATTCGTAAATTTCTAAAAATTGTGGGTATTCCATGTTGGAAATATCGTCTTTCATATCACTATAAATTTCTAAATTACCATAAGGCGGACAACTAAAAATAAAATCATATTCTTTTACTTGATTACTTGCTAAACCTTTGTTTAATTTGTCCAATACTTGATTCGAATCGCCTACAATCCAATCCGGCTTTTTTTCTTCTTCTTCAAATATTCTTTTAGCTTGTTCCCTATTACTTAATACTTGTTCTTCCCTTAATTCTATGCCGGTGTAATCATGTCCCATAGTTGAAGCTACAATTCCCCTAACCGAACCCCCTGCGAATGGGTCTAATATCCTAGAATTTTCTTTAGGGCAAAACCATAAATAAGCTAATTCACAAACAACCGGATCGAATATAGAATGTTCCCCAACATCTAAAATTCTTTGAGTTGATTCGGCTACCGGTTTAGAGCTTCTTTCGGCTTGTCTATGCCTACCGGCAAAGTGAGCTCCGTCAACTTTTCGCCCTAGTTCGCTTTCTATTCCTAATTTTTTCCATTTGTTCCGTTGTCTTTGCCAAGTACCTTGCTTGGTATCAAAAACCGAAAAAGGCGGTTCTATATATCTATCTCTTAATTCAAATTTTTTGGTAACTTCATTTCCAAATAAATCTACTTGAATAGTTGAATCTTTTTCTTTATCATTGTCCGCCATGTATTCCCCTTTCTTTATAAGCGTTGTCTTGTTCTTGGTTCTTTTTAACTTGTTTTATTTCTTCTTTGCGAATCCATTCTTTTAAATCCTTTAAAGGAACATAATCTTTAGCTTGAATAATATATTTCCAATATTGAACGCCTTGAATATCATAGTTCTTGTTGCAAACTTCCTTTAGCTTATTCCATAAGTTAGTTCTAGCGTTAGCCATGCTTTACTTCCATGAAGAACCCCTAATTCCTTTGATTAAAGCATAATTTGAACCTTTAACCGCATAAATAAGAATCTTTGCCCTAGTATCGTCTTTGACTATCTTATTACCCTTTTTTATAGCTTCTTCTTTTGTTTTAAATTCGAATCTTTCCTTGTTGCCTAACGGCTTCCAATTAATACAAGTAAAATATTCGGCATTATTAACGGCTATAATTTCCCTTTTATTGAATTGCATATTCATAATTGATTCCTTTCTTTGTAGGTTTATATCAAAATCCAACTAATATACAAGACTAATACAAGTAAAAGCCCTAAAGCTATATAAAAAAAGGTTCTTCTTTTAGGTTCTTGATAATGCTTTTTTATTGGATATTGGTATATTTTTGGCGAATCGATTCTAGCTTGGGTATCTTTAAAATCCATAAAATTAAAGAATCGTTTATTTGGGTTCTTTTGTTCTAGTAGGTTAGTAATACCTTTATAATCTTTAGCTTTCATAATTCCTTTCTTGGGGGCTTTCGCCCCCTATTAGTTAGTTTCTTAAATCAGGCTTTATATCAATTAAAAGTCTTAATTGAGCATAAGCCGAATATAAAAGCGTTTGATAATGTTTTTTAGACTTATTAGGGTTTAATCCTAATTGGTCATAACCTTTAAAAGCATCAAACTCTTTTTTCTTATTGTGAACTTTTTCGTAATAATTAGAAAAATCTTTTTTTAATTGTTCGTATTCTTCTATTATTTTAGCTTTAACACCTTTCATACTCATAACATTCTTCTTTCTGGGGGCTTTCGCCCCCTTTGGTTAATATTTATAAAGTAAATCCTTTTGGACCTGACAAATAAAGCGGACCTGTCCATTGAACTTTATATTCCCCTAGAATGTTGCCTCTAGGTTTATTTAAAGCAGGTTGACTAAAAGAGGCAGCCATTAATAAATCTCCCTTTTTCCAGTGCTTTCTTCTTATTTCCTTATCTTCTTTAACTATAAAAGAATGAACACTTTGACCGCTTCCGTTAGCTTTTAGAAACTTATAATAGTATTTAGTTTCTACCATTTTAAAACCATCTTTAAATTCTTGAAGTCTAGCGTCTATTCTTTTATTAACTTCATTTTGATAAGATGGTACTTTTTCAATAGTATCTTTACTTATTGAAGTTATGCTTCTTGAATTAAAACCTGCATAATCTTCAAAAACTTTATTTTTAAAAGTTTCTATTGCTTTAGTCATTTCTTGATCCATAAAACCCTCCTTTTGTTTGTAATTATTTAAACGAATCATTATTAAATATACAAAACTTATACAAGTAATACAATAGAACATAATAAGAACACCAAAAAAAATTTTATATTGATTACCCAAAAATAGGGTATATAAGGTCTAGCAAGGGTTTTATGAAGAATAAAGGGTTTTCAATGATACCGAACCAAATTATATGGGATTCGGATTTGTCCAACGATTCAAAGTTGTTATTTTGTTATTTGCGTAGCTTATCGGAAAAATACCGAACTTTAAGAAATAAAACATTATTGTTAAAATTGGGGATAAGTTTAAACACTTTGCAAAATTGTAAGCAAGAACTTATTAAAAATGGCTATTTAAACATAATTAGAAAGACTTCCGCCAATAAATATGAATTATCTATTCCTAATAAGGTAGTTTTGCCATACCCAAAAAATGGGTACTCAACTACCCAAAATTTGGGTAGTATTAAGAAGAGTAATACTAATATATATAATAATAAAAGGATTAAAGGATTTAAGAAATTAAAGGGATTCAAGGGATAACTTTAATGTCCAATAATTCGATAATAACCCCCCTGCCTTACCATTATAAAAACAAGGAATTAGAATCATTCCGCAAAAATACTTATACTTTTAAAGAAAAGGTAGAAATCGTAATAAAACTAAACCAAGAATATAAAGCCGGAATCTTGTCCGTTGGTAAGTTGGTTTGGATTTGGGAGAATGATAGATTCGGTAAATTTACTTCCGAACTTATAATTGACGATATGCTAGAAAAAGGAATATTAAAACTAAATCCAATTACACTGGATAAGCGAACATTTAGAAAGAAAAAGACTATTTTTGACTGGTAATATTACAACAATCTGTGTTAATTATGTAACACTAGCAAAACCCTTTTAGCTAGTTTTTTAAGTAGCTACTTCGCTTGTGGGCGATTCTTTCCTTTCTTATCGCCCCAAGCCCCAAAAGAAAGGTTTATAATTATGGTTGGAAGAAAAAGAAAATTAACTACAAAATTAGCCGATAAGATTCTAGATTTAGTCGCTGACGGATTAACAATAAGACAGATTTTTGAAAGGGAAGATATAAATTATACTTGGACAAGTTTTAGAAAAGAATTAGTAACAAGTAATGATTTAATGAATCGTTATCAAAAGTCAAAAGAACTTGCTATTGATTTAGAATTATCAAACTTGAAAGACAAAAGACTAGAACTAGAAAAGAAAATAGAAAACGGAGATATTGACGGCAAAGCCGGACAAAATTTAGTTAATCTTTATAAAATTATTGTAGCTTCTTCACAATGGAACGCTAGTAAGTTAGCTAGTAAGAAATATGGCAAACAAGCGGAAGTTTTAACGCTTAAAGGTAGTCAAAACGAACCAATTAACATTAGTTGGGCTTCAAAATAGATATATTATGCCTATTTATTAATAAATATTTATAGTTTTTATTTGTTGATTGCTTCTAAAAGTGTTGAATTTGTTAAAGGTTTGACATTTCTTGCACAAACAAAAAATGTT